AAACCCGGCAACAGAAGCGTTACGCATGTAGAATCACCCGTAGCAGGCGGGCTGAACATTCGCGCCGGCCTAAAGGGAACGGCGCCTGCCTACCCTGCACACCAAGCCCGAAGTGTCTCCAAAGGCCGCCCAACCAGGCGGCTTTCCTTATGCCCATCACACGCCACGGATACAGCAACCGGCGTGCCGGGCGGCGCGCCCAGTACGACTCGCCGCAGCACCGGCAGCAACGGGCACGGCTCAAGCCGTGGGTTGACACCGGCATGGTGAGGTGCGCCCGCTGCAATGAGCCCATCGCTGCCGGCTCAGCATGGGATCTCGACCACACCCCGAACCGGACCGCGTATCTCGGCGCGAGTCACGCGAGCTGCAACCGCAGCGCCGGGGGACGGCATGAGGGGGGCGGGGGGTGCCTCGAAGGATCTCAGTCGGGCCGACTCACCCCCGTACCTCGCGGCGAAACACACCCCCTGACATAGCTTGCCAGAGCCGTTCACTTTCGACCATTTCGAGTCGTGGATTTCCCGCCTGATCCTGGACAACGGGGAGCCTTGGAGGCTCGAGGAGTTCCAGGCCGAGTTCCTTTCCGACCTGTTTTCGGGGCCGCGGGAGAACTGGCTGATCGTGCCGGAGGGGAACGGTAAGACGACGCTGATCGCTGGTTTGGCGCTCTATGGGCTGCGGTTTGCCCCGGATGCGCTGATTCCGGTGGCTGCTTCGTCCCGTGATCAGGCCCGGATCATGTATCGGCAGGCGAAGGGCTTTATCCGTCGTTCGAAGCTGGACGATAAGGGGTTTTCGTTTGAGCCGTTTGATGGGTATCGGCGGATTGATCTTCGGGTGCCGGGGAAGACGAAGCGCGGGGATGTGGCGGGGTCGATCGAGATTCACGCGGCTGATGCTGGGACGGGTGACGGGATTATCCCGTTTCCGTTCGCGATCTTGGACGAGCTCCACCGTCACAAAAACCTTGATCTGTACGAGACGTGGCGGGGGAAGCTTGATAAGCGGGACGCGCAGATCGTGACGATCTCGACTGCGGGGGAGGCAGGCGGGGAGTTTGAGGAGACCCGGGAGAAGGTGCGGCAGGGGGTGCCGGTGGTGGAGTTCCGTGAGGGGTTCACGCGGTGCCGTTCTAATGAGATTTCGTTTCATGAGCATGCGCTTGAGGCTGGCGGGGACCCGGAGGACATGGAGGCGGTGAAGCGGGCGAATCCGTTGCCGTCGATCACGGTGGATTCGCTGAGGGCGAAGCGTGCGTCGGTGACGATGTCGCCGCAGCATTGGGCGAGGTTTGTGTGCAACGTTCCGACTCGTCCTGATTCGGCTGCGATCAGCGAGATCGAGTGGTTGAACGCGACGACGGATGAGCGGATCCCCGGGGGGGCGGAGGTGTGGCTCGGGATCGATCTTGGCTGGAAGTACGACACCACGGCGGTTGTTCCGTTGTGGTGGAGGGACGACACGTTCCGGTTGTTGGGGGAGCCGGAGATCATTGTTCCCCCGAGGACGGGCGAGATGCTGCATCCGTCGAAGGTGAAGCGTGCCGTCCAGGACTTTTGCGGCCGGTACCGGGTTTCGACGGTCGTCATGGACATGACCGACGGGGCGGATATCGCGGCGTGGCTGTCTGATGATCTTGACTTGCATGTGATCGATCGGGCGCAGACAACGGCCCCGCAGGCGGAGGATTACGACAGGTTCACCGAGGCGCTGCGGAACGGGTTTCTTAGGCACACCGGGGATTTGGGGTTGAAGCGGCATGTTTTGAACGCGGTGGCTTACATGCTTCCTGACGGTGGCGCGAAGTTCCGCCGTCCCTCTGAGACACGTCAGGGCGGCAACCAGGATGCCCGGGTGATCGATGCTTTGGTTGCGGCGGCGATGGTGCATTCGTATGCGGTCGAGATGAACGGTGCCCCGAGGCCGGGGCCGATGGTCGCTTTCGTATGAATCTGATTCCGTGGAGAAAGCCTCCGATGGTGGGGGTGCTGCCCGCGCGGTCCGATCCGGTGCTGTCGTTCAGTGATTGGGCGGACTTCCTGACGCAGTTCACGCATAACGGCATCAACTACACGCTGCCTGGTGCGAAGCAGGAGGATATTGCGGGGAATTTCACGCAGATGTCGCGGGGCGCTTACAAGGCGTCGGTTGTGGTGTTCGCGTGCATGGATGTTCGGGCGAAGCTGTTTTCGGATGCGGTGTTTGCGTTCCGTCGGCGCCGTAACGGTCGTCCCGCCGGGTTGTTCACGTCGGGTGCGCTTGACGTGTTGCAGCGGCCGTGGCCGGGCGGGACGACGGGGGATCTGCTGTACCGGATGGAGCAGTACGCGAGCTTGGCGGGCAACGCGTTTGTGGCCCGCACGGCGATCCCGGGGTTCGGGTCGGCGCTTACGTGTTTGCGGCCGGATTGGGTGACGATCATCGCCGGCTCGAGGCGCGAGGACGCGACCGCGTGGGACGTGGACGCCGAGGTGCTCGGCTACATCTATGAGCCGGGCGGGCCTGGTTCGGGCAAGCCGGCTGTGACGTTCCTGCCTGAGACCGTGGCGCATTACGCCCCGGTTCCTGACCCTGAGGCCCGGTTTCGGGGCATGTCGTGGGTCACCCCCGTCATTCGCGAGGTGATGGCGGACAAGGCGGCGACGGATCACAAGCTCTCGTTTTTTGAGAATGGTGCGACTGTGAATCTGGCGCTCAAGTTCCCTGTTGAGGACCTTGAGATGTACCGGCAGTGGATCGACGCGTTCAAGCAGGAGCATGAGGGGCGCGGCAACGCGTACAAGACTTTGTTTCTTGGTGGCGGCGCGGACGCGACGGTGGTGGGCGCGGACTTCCGGCAGATGGACTTCAAGATCACGCAGGGGGCCGGGGAGACACGGATCGCTGCCGCCGGCGGTGTTCCCCCTGTGATTGTCGGGCTTTCGGAGGGGCTCGCTGCCGCCACCTACTCGAACTATGGGCAGGCCCGCCGCAGGTTCGCGGACCAGACGATGCGTCCGTTGTGGCGCAACGCCGCGGGTTCGCTGGCACGGATCATTGACGTTCCCGCCGACGCCGAACTCTGGTACGACGACCGTGACATCGCCGCGTTGCGCGAGGACCAGAAGGATGTTGCGGAGGCGTTGCAGATGAAGGCCGTCGCGATGAAAACCCTTGTTGACGCGGGCTACGACCCGGACAGTGTCCGTGACGCTGTCGATGCCGATGATTTGACGACCTTGACGCACACCGGCCTGGTGAGCGTGCAGTTGCAGGAACCGGGCGCCGACCAGCCGTCTACGGATGGCGAAAACCAGGGCACACCGCCCGGAACCTAGGAGCCACCGAGCATGTCAGTGACCGATAGCGCCTCGGCGGAGGCGGGCGTCAGCGTGTCAGCGAAGCCTCCGCGCGACAGCCTCATCAGGGCCGAAACCCCTGGCCCGAGCATCAGGGCCGCAGAGGACGGGGGAATGCCGACCCTTTACGGGCATTTCTCCGTCTTCAACCGCTGGACGGAGATCAACTCGTGGTTCGAGGGGAACTTCCTTGAGCGGATCGCCCCCGGTGCGTTCAAGAAGACGATCGGCGAGAACCGCGACCGCATCAAGGCGCTGTTCCAGCACGGGATGGACCCCCAGATCGGCGACAAGCCGCTGGGGCCGATCGCGGATCTCCGTGAGGACGACATGGGCGCCTACTACGAGGTGCCGCTGCTCGACACGTCGTACAACCGTGACCTGATTCCCGGGCTGGAGGCGGGCCTGTACGGCGCGTCGTTCCGGTTCCAGGTGATGCGGGAGGAGTTGAACGACCAGCCCGATCCGTCGGATCACAACCCGCGCGGGCTGCCCGAGCGCACCATCAAGGAAGCGCGGCTGCATGAGTTCGGTCCCGTCACGTTCCCCGCATACCAGGGGGCGACGGCCGGGGTTCGTTCCCTAACGGACCATTTCGTGTTCGACGAGATCGCCCGCGACCCGGACAGGTTCCGGTCCGTGCTGGCGGTCGACCTGACAGACCTTCGTCGCGACAGCGACGAGGAGGCGGCAGAGGCCGCCGACGCACCCTCCGAGGACGAGACGCCGCCGGAAACGGCACCTGTCGCCGAGGAGCGCCGCGAGACCGGGCAGAGCAAACCACTGACCAGAGAGGAGTGGCTGTCGTGGATCGAAAGGATCTGAACAGCCTCCGGACGGTCGATGAGCTCGTCTCGTACAAGTCCGACGTGAAGGCACGGATGCAGGAACTCGACGAGGAGTTCCGTGGCATCCCGTTCACCGAGGAGGCGCGCGGCGAGTTCAAGGACCTGACGGAAACCATCAAGGAGATCGAGTCCCGTGTTGCGGAGCTCGAGTTCCGCCAGAACATCGTCGCGACCTACGCGGGCGACGAGCAGAAGCGTGAGCCGGAGTTCGAGTTCCACACCCGCAAGTCGGGCGTGGCGACGGGCGACGACATCTACGACCTGTCCACCGTCCGCGCAGCGTTCGACAACCCGGCCGCGGCGGTCGGGGAGCTTCACGACCGGGCGCTTCGCTCGGTCGACCAGTCGCAGTTCCCTGACAAGGACGCGAAGGACAAGGTCGCGGGCCTGCTCGAGAACGACTCGGACGGTGCCCTGGCCCTGCGGATGCTGAAGACGGGCTCGCCCGTTTACAAGCGTGCGTTCGGGAAACTGCTGGCGAACAAGCCGCTGAACGACCAGGAGCAGCGTGCCCTCACCAACGCCGGTGACGGCTACGCGGTTCCGTACATCGTCGACCCGACCGTGGTTCTGACGTCGAACGGCGTCATCAACCCGGTCCGCCAGATCGCCCGTGTCATTCAGATCACGGGGAACCACTGGACGGGCGTCAGCTCGGCAGGGATCTCCGCGTCGTATGACGGTGAGGGCTCAGAGGTGTCGGATGACACGCCGGACCTGACGCAGCCGACGGCTGACGTCGAGATGGCCCGCGCGTATGTCGAGTACACCAACGAGCTCGGCGACGACTGGGGTGCGCTCCAGTCGGAGATGGCCCGCCTGTTCGCGGACGCGAAGGACACGCTCGAGTCGAGCA